AACAGGAAGCCCATATTTCAGCTCCTCAGTAGGGACGCGCTCCCGGCTGCGGCATGCCCGCCAGCTGGGCCGGGTTGGTCATCATTCCTGGGGTGGCCGACGGCGGCATGCCCATGGGAGGCGGAACCATCCCGCCGGGAGGCGGCATACCGCCCGCCATCGGCGGAGGTGCTCCGCCAGGAGGAGGCGGCGCGCCGGGAGGAGGCGGAGCGGCGCCCCCACCCGTCGGTGGCATGGGTGGCAGCGGCGGCGGCCGCGGCGGAGGAAACTGCTGGTTCAGCAGCGCCATGGTGATCTGGTCGCGTGGGTTCGGCGGCGGGTACTTGCCCGGCGGCAGCATCGGCGCGGCCTGGGAGCTGAATGGCGGCATTAGGCGGCCTTTCTCTGTATTGGGGCGTAGAGCGCCGGCGCCGGCGCCGGGCGGCTCAGCGGGTTGGCGGCCCAGTCCTCGGCCGTGAGCGTGCATACTACGCCGTCCTGGTCGCGGCCGTAGCGGCGTTTCTCGGTCTGGAATGTGAAGCCACAGGCGGCGAGCTGGCGCAGCGTGCGCAGGTCGCTCGCGAGCACGTACATGCGCAGCATCTGGCAGCCGTGCGCGTCGAAGGCGAAGCCGAACCCCCGCCGCACTGTTTCACGTGAAACCCACCTTACCCCTGGTAAGGCCGCGGCGGAGGCCTCGATCGTGCCCGCCATCGCGTTCCAGCGCTCGTAGACCAGGCCCGCGATCAGGCGCCCGTGCTCATCGACGACGCCGATCGTCTTGGGGAAGGTGAAGCCGCGGTAGCCGACGTGCGGGATTAAGGCGGCGACGAAGCGCGCGACTTCCTGGTCCTGGTCGTAGACGTAGCGCAACGTCATTTGCTGCCGTCCCCCGCCGCAGCGCCGCCGGCGCCTACGCCTGCGCCAGACCCGTCCACGGGGGCCGGCGGCTGCCCCGCATTCGGGTCGTAGCTCGGTCCGGGCGCGCTGGTGCTGGTCTGGCCGCCCCCGATCGCCGGGTGGGCGCCGGCGAAGGGCGTGAAGGACTGCGTGCCGCCTCCGCCCGTGCCGCCGCCGTAGGGCGGGAAGGTCGGCGGCGTGTAGGGCGGGGCCGGGGGCGGCGTGCCGCCGGTGTCGGGCGGCGGGACGTAGCCGGTGCCGCCCGGGAGCGGCGGGGTCGATCCCCACACGCCCGGCGTCGCCGAGCCGCCGAAGGCATTGCCGGCGGCGATGGGCATTGGAGTGAGCTGCGAGGCGTCGTCGGCGGGCCCGGGGGGCGTGCCGGTGAAGCGGGCCGACTGCGGCCGCAGCGACATCTGCACCAGGTTGTTGCGCATTGTCGCCTGCGCGATGGCGTCGCGCATGGGATCCTGATCGGGGTTCATTTGCTGCCGCCTCCGCCACCGCCGCCGCCGCCCTCGCCGGTATTGGCGCCGCCCTCGCCGGTGCCGCCCGGCCCGCCGGAGATGCCGGTGGAGTTGCCCGTGGTGCCGATGCCGGCCGCGTCGCTGGCGGCCGTGCTGCCGGAGGTGCCGTCGCCGGTCGCGCCGCCGAAGCCCATGCCGATGCCGGCGTCGTAGCCGGGGCCGGTTAGGCCAAAGCCGTTTGTGACATCGACTGCGTTGGGCAGCCCTGTTAAAGCATTCGGCGTGCTAGGTGCGGGTGCGGGCCCCGGCCCGGGGCCGCGACCGACGGGGGCGCCGGTATTCTGCGCGGCCTGTGCGGCAGCATTGGCCGCCTCGTTAATGCCGGCCATTACAGCGCCCCAACCCGTATTGGCGAGGCCGGTCAAGCCGGTCAGGCCGTAGCCGAGCGCATTCCCCACGAGGCCAGTAAATCCTGTGTTTGACGCCATATCCGCTACGTTAGCCATGTTGGCTGCATTGGTCATAGCCGATAGATCGGCCTGGGCGGGCGTGTTCATCGACAGGAAGCCGCTGGTGACCATGTCATTCGGTGACGGGTTGGCGATCGTGTCGAAAGCGGGTTCCCCCGGGGGGTCGGAAGGCGGAGCCTCATCGAAGCGCATCATCGGGCCGCCGCCGCCGCGATAGCCCGCGTCCCCGCCGGTGGCGGGCAGGGCGGGGTTATAGTTGCGGGTGCCGGGGACGTTGAAGCCACCGATGCCGCCGCCCCCCGCAGGCGCTGGCGCTGCGGCCGCCGGCGCTCCGGCGCCGCCGTCAAATCCTTGCGGCCCCTCGAAGTAGCGCGGCGCGGGCGCGCCGCCGCCGCCGCCGCCCTGCCCCGCCAGGTATTGCGCAATGAGCGCGCGCCAGTCTGGCGCGCCGCCTCCGCCTCCACCGCCGCCGGGAACGTAGTTCGCGGTCCCCGCCACGCTGGTGTCGATGTCGCCGCCGTAAGCCATGGCCTGCTCCCTAGACGTTGACGCCGCCGCGCTCCTGCGTCGTCGTAATGGCGATTAGCTCCACCCGCGGACGCGAGGTCTGCGCCACGGTTACTTGCACGATCGGAGCGTGCGCGAAGCCGCTCATGCCGATCGACTGCCACAGTGTCGTGCGCTGCGTCGGCGGGCCCGGGGGTGCCGCGTCCCACTGCGCGTAGGCGTCCAGTTCCGGCGGCGTCGGCGTCGGCGTCGGCGGCTGCGGGACCTCGAGGGTCCAGAGCGTCGGCCGCGCCTCGCGGTCGGCCGCGAAAGTGCCGGTCGGCGCGCTGGTGTGGTTTGTCGCGGCGCGCCAGTAGGTGTGACGCGTAATATCACAGATCAGCACGCCGGCGGCGTAGGCGGTGTTGTTGGCCCACGCCGGCGCGTTGTGGAAGCTCATGTCCGGCCCCCACACGCCGTCGTCCCAGCCCTCGGCCGGGCCGGGGTCGTCGCCCGGCGGCGGCGGGGGCGGGATTAAAACATCATAGTCGACCGTGGCCGAGAGCTGCACCACGAAGGGCTCGCGCGGCCCGACCTCAAACACGGCGCGGGCCTGGTGCCAGACGACCTGCGCGCCGCCGCTCGAGAACAGCTCCCAGCCCCCGACCAGGGTCGCCACGTAGGGGCGCCCGTCGTCGTAGCCAGTGCGGTCGGCTTGCATGACGACGCCGTCCATGGTGCCGAAGAATAGGTCGTCGCGCATCTCGATGAAGCAGGTCGCGTCCCAGGTGAAGCGCGCCCAGGCGCCAGTGGCATTGTTCAGCACCAGGCAGTGCTGCATCGGCGGCGTCTTGCCGCCGGGCGTGGCGATGAATACGCCGCCGTACTGGTCCCACTTCTTGATGGTCCACGGGTGGGCGCGCTTGGCGACGACCTCCTCGCGCCACATACGCTTGACCGGGCGGCTCACCATGGCCTGCTCGAGCTGGCCGCTGTCCTTGGTGATGGCCTGGCTGAGCGGCACGACGCCGTCGACGGTAAGGATAAAAATATCGCCGCCAATCAAGATGTGCGCATTCATCCCCAAGGGCGCGCCGATGTGGTAGCGGCCCTCCTGGCGCCAGTTCGCGGCGTCGCCCGGATCGGAGCCGGTGAATATCAGGATCTCGCCATTGTCGGTCCCGAAGACGCACTTATCGTCTGTGCCGTCGCCCGCGTCGATCGACCATGTCGCGCCGAACATCAGCTTGCCGCCCTTGGTCGAGGCGCCCGAGAGGTAGATCGGCTTTAGGACGCCGCCGACTGCGTCGATGCCGAGGTACCAGGCCGTCATGCTGTCGCGCTGGATGAAGTAGAGCCTATTCCTGTAGGTCCAGGCGTAGACGAGGCCGGTGCCCTGCGCGACGCCGGTCGGCAGCTTGAGCGGGTCGTAGGTGATGTTGTCGGCGCCGTCCGCCGCGGCGCCGGCGGTGCCGGTTAGCGCCGCGAAGCCGTTGCCGTCCTTGGTGCGCAGGATGAAGTCGCCGGCGTCATTGAGCACCAGCATCCAGTCGCCGCCCTGGTTGAACAGCTGCGCGGCGACGTAATTGCCGCTCAGCTGCCCGCCCTTGATCAGCGACGGGATTGAGGTCGTGACGTCGTAGAGCTTGGTGGCGTTGGCGGCGTACATGCGCTTGTTGTTGGCCGAGACGTACTCGAAGGCGGAGATGATCGGCGTCGTCTCGGGCAACTCGCACCAGCGCGTGCAGCCGCCGCGCAGCTTGGCGCCGCGCATGGTCGGGGCCCAGTTGTCGTAGACCACGGCCCCGCCCGGCTGCATGAAGGCCTGGTTCTCGGACTGGATGATGCCGCGCGTCGGCGCCGGAATAGTCACGGTCTGCAAGTTTTGCGCGACTTGCGGATTGACGGGCTGGCGACGGAAGGCGGCGAAGGCGCTCATGATGCGGTGTGGAATACCTCAGTCGGCTCGGGCTTCTTCTCGATCAGCTCGACGCGGCCATTGGCAACGTTCTCGATGACCGAGAGACCTTCGCGGATCAGCTCCCACTCCGCGCCGGTGGTCGGGATCAGACCGTGCGCGCGTTGCAGGTATTGGATCAGTGCGATGGCGTGCTGGCGTTTCATTTCTTTCCTTTCGCGGCGGGCTTGGGCGCGGGCGCCGGTTCGCCCATCTGGGGCTTGGCCGTGCGGGTGATGCCCTGGGTCAGGCCGGTGGCGACGTAGGTCGCCAGTTCCGAGAGCGGCACGGTCTCGGGGTTGGACGTGTCCTGGTGGATCGTCTGCGCGCCGGTGACGTCGTTGGTGACGCTATCGCCGACGAACACGGTGACGTCGGGATCCGGGTTGTCGGGCGTGAGGTCGGCCTGGAAGCGCCACGGGAGGGTAGGCATCAGGGCTTCTCCTTGAGTTGCCGCTCGATCTCATCGAGCCGCTGGTTTAGTTGCTGCATGTTGGCGATCATGAACGGGACCGGCGCGGCCTTCTCGGCCATCCACCAGTCCTCGTCCTTTTGCCCCGGCGTCGCGAGAGACTTGTGCACCGTGTGCGCCTGCTGCGCGACGAGGCCGACGCCGCGGATCGCGTTGCCGTCCTTGTCGAAGTCATAGACTTCGAGCGCGTCTATGATGTTGCGCGCGGCGTCGGGAGAGAGCGGTTCGCGGTTGGGTTTACCACGAACGTCTGACGCTGTGTTAAACGCTACAGAAGTCGAACTAGTGCGCGCGATACTGCCGATTGCTGCATTCGTGCTGTGAACGAACGAAATAAAAGCGCCGCCAGTGCTTGCGTCAGTAAATTTAATCCCGACGCACCACGCAAGAGAACTGTCCCCAGCTATAGCTAAATTCTGGGTAACTCCACCTTGGTTTTGCGCCGCACCAGCAATTGACGCATAAGACGCAACATTCAGCGCCAAACCAACTCCCACCCCGCCCGTGACAGTGAGCGCGCCGGTGGTGGAGGAGGTGGAGGCAATATTGCCAGGAATTTTCACAGCGCCACCCGGAGCAATTTGAAATCGCTGAGCAACACCAAGTTCGTCTATGTCAAGAGTACCGTCGGTCAAAACGACAGCGCCCCAGCCTGTTGAGGTTCCGCTGCTCGGTTGAAGTTTAATTCCGTAATTTCCAGCAATTATGCGAGACGTTACCGTAAAAGCGACATTCAAATCACCTGCAACACCCACCCCGCCCGCGACGGTGAGCGCGCCGGTGGTGGGAGAGGTAGAGGCGACACTCGACAGCACGGACACAACGCCAGTCGTATGTGCCATCTTAATCACGTCGAGGACGCCAGTATGTGTCAATTTACAGGACCCATCATTGTCCTGTGTGCCGAATTGCCATGTTTTACCAGTGGTCGGAGTGGTGTTAGTCAGACGGACGAATAGTCCGCCGAGACCCCCGCCGCTTCCCGTTATAAAATGGTTACCAACGCTATACAGCTCACCTCCAATGCCAACGCCGCCCGCGACGGTAAGCGCGCCGGTGGTCGGGGAGGTGGAAGGAACAGTAGATTGAACCCAAGCTTTAGATGTTGCCGGGGTTGCAAAGCCAAAAATAGTATCACTGTTATTGCATGTAATTTCGTTACCGAGTACGCCACCATGATAAAATGACAGAGCAGTATTAAATGCCCCGCCAGCATCATCGATTGATATTCTGCCGTACCCGCCGGCGACACCACCTTTCGAGGTGATCATGCTATTGACGATCAAGGCACCCGTCATCGTGTCGCCGGTCTTAAGCACGTAGGCACCCGGTGCGGTGCCCTGCATCTTCCAGCCGGTGCCGTCGAACGCGTAGCTCGTGGACCCGGAGGTGAAGACCTGACCGTTGGTGGGCGAGGACGGGAAGTCGAACATGCTCAGCTCTCCTTCGCCAGAAGACGCTCGAGCGCGTCGAGCCGCGCGTTGAGCTGCTGCACGTTCGCGATGATGAAGGGGACGGGGGCGGCCTTCTCGGCCATCCACCAGTCCTCATCCTTTTGTCCCGGTGTTGCAAGCGATTTGTGAACGGCGTGCGCTTGCTGCGCGACGAGGCCGACGCCGCGGATCGCGTTGCCGTCCTTGTCGAAGTCATAGACCTCTAGGGCGTCGATGATGTTGCGCGCGGTATTGGGAGAAAGCGGCTCGCGATTGGGTTTGCCGCGAACATCTGACGTCGTAAGATAAGTGGTGTTGGATGCAGTCGATTGAATACTGCCAACGGGCGCACCACCAGAGTTTTCAAACGCCGCACAATATCCATTGGCGCCTGTTGGGCGAAAAGCTATGCCCCACGTAGTGTCATTTGTACCAGCACTGATGAAACACTGCGAAGCAGCATTTGACGCACCACCACACAACCGCCCACTAATCCCCACGCCACCATTGACGACCAACGAGCCAGTAGTTGGGGAAGTGGAAGCGGTAGCCTTCTGAATATAAGTGGTCATAGCGTAAATCTGTAACGGAGCATAATCCATAGCAGTACGATTAAAACTTTGCATAAAGGAATAAGTAGGGTCGTTAAATATCTCTACACCAATTCCTGTGCCACCGAATGTCCCAGTACCGTCGATCCGCATACCATTATGAAAATTAGACAACCCCGCGACATGCATCCCATTCCCAATACCAACACTGCCCGCAACAGTGAGTGCACCAGTAGTTGGGGAAGTGGAGGCGGTGCCATCTGCAACATAAATAGGTGCGCCAACTATATTAAATTTAGATGGCGACGGTTGATACTGCATATATTTTGTAGTAGCAGCGTCATAGTAAATAATTCCTGCTCCCGATATAAACCAACTTGAAGACAGTATTCCATTGTTGACATTCAGTTGACCTTGAATGCCAACGCCGCCCGCAACAGTGAGCGCGCCGGTGGCGGGCGTAGTCGATGCCGTCGCGTTCGATATTGCCAGCACACCTGTCATCGTGTCGCCGGCCTTGGCGACCTTCAGCGGGTCACTCGGAATGGCGAGCGACGTGCCGCCGACGCCGACCCACTGCGTCGAACTCCCGTCGTTGTAGGAAAGCCACAAGCCCCCAGTGTCGCTCTCCCACCAGAACTTGCCCTGCTGGTGCGCCGGGGCCGCGTCCTGGATCGCGGCGCCGCCGACGACGGAGCCGACCTGGGCGTCCACGTAGCTCTTGGTCGCGGCGTGCAGCGGCAGGCTCGGGTCGCCACTCAACGCCAGGAGGCCAGACATCGCGCTGCCGGCCTTGGCGACCAGGCTCGCGTCGCTCGGGTGGCGGTGGTCCTCGCGCGAGAACGAGGTCGAGACGCCGACCGCGGCCGCGCCGTCCATCACCGGCGGCAGCGTGCCCGGCGCGCCGCTGCCGTTCACGCCCGGCGTGCCCTGCGGCCCGGTTGGCCCGATCGGCCCGGGGTCGCCCTGCGGTCCGGGCAGGCCCGTGTTGCCTTGCGGCCCCTGCGGGCCCGGGATTGTGCTGTCGGCGCCGGGGTCGCCCTGCGGGCCCTGCGGGCCAATTTGGCCCGGGTCGCCCTTCGGCCCCTGCTCGCCCGGGATGCCCTGCGGCCCGATCGGCCCCTGCGGGCCCTCGAGCGCGACGTTGAACACGGCCGGCGGGCCGCCGCGGCCGCTCGGGGGCGGAACACTAACGATAGGCATAGGAGGCCCCCACGACCATGATCGGCGCCGGCTTGTTGTGCCCCATCGCCGTGGCGATGGCGTCGCTATAAGTCCCCATGTCCTCGGCGTACGGCGAGCCCTTGTTGGCCTTCCACTGCCAGATCATGCCGAGCTTCAGGATCCGCTCGTCGAGCCGGAAGCTGTCGGCGTCGGCCTGGAAGCGGTCGCCGTAGCCGCCCGAGGCGAGCGCGACGCAATTTTTATCGATGTAGGGGTAGGTGGCGTTGACGCCGACCGGCATCATCGGGTCGATCAGCATCTTTCCGCCGCTGATAATCCACTCGCCGCGGCCGTCGTTGAGGTTCTGCGCGCGGCGCCAGAGCCACTCGTCGTAGTCGGGGACGTAGCGCATGGACTGAGTCGGCATGTCCGAGCGGCGCACCGTGGCGGTTAACAGCATGCGCTTGAAGTTGGCCGGCAGCGGGAAGGCCTCCGCGCCGGTCCAGGTAGCGCCGGGGTCGGGCCGCGGCGGCACCCACTGCGCGTCGCCGACATTGGTCGCGGCGGCTTGCAGCTCCTGCCAGTCGCGCGTGTCGTAGGCGATGCGCTGGCCCATCTCGTTGGCGAGCGCGAGCATCTCGGCCATGGTGCGGTTAGAGCCAATCGCCGCCACGACAGAGATTGGCTGCGTGACGCCGACGACGGCGCAGACGTCGCGCACCACGGTGAGCAGGCTCATCAGGCCGCCTTGCTGGGTTTAATGTCCTGCGCCAGGCGCTTCAGTGACTTGTGCCCGAGCGCGCCCGTGGGCGGGATGCCGGTGTGGGTGGTGATGTACTCGCGCAGCTGGTCGACCGTCATCTCGTCGTAGTCGTCGACGGCCGCGGCCGGCGCCGTGAGCACCTTGCGCTGGCGGTCCTCCTCGAGCACGGCATTGCGCGCGCGGAGTGCCTCCAGCTCGGCCACGAGCTGCTGGTTCGGCGCGCCCGCCTTGCTGGTGGCGATGAACTCCATGGCGGAGTTCTTCATGTTGCGCCCCTCGGGGCCGAGGTTTTTCAGCTCCTGGCCGTCAATCAGCGCGAGCTGCTCGACCGTGTAGACGTTCTGCGCGCGCAGTTCGGCGCGGCGCGCCTCGGTCAGGGTCAGCAGGTAGTCGAGCGGCGTGCCGGTCTTGGTCTGCGCCGCCTGGTCCTTGAATTGGCGGTACTGGTGCTTGAAGCGCTCGGCGTAGGTGATCTGCCGCTCGGACCCGGTGAAGGGGTCGCGGATCCACTGCGTCGACATCGCCGTCGCCGGGAAGTGCCTGACGGCGGACGAGCCGGGGAGGCGGATCTCGCAGATCTCGACGTCGTCGTGGATCTCGCGCCCCTCGGCGAGCGACTTCTCGTCGTTCTTGTAGGACTTGTGCATGAACAGGACGACGAGCGCCTCGTCGGTGTGCTGGTTCGGCAGTGCCATTGCGTGGTATCTCCGTTAAAGGGTCCGCGACCGCCGCGCGGGAAGGATTGGCGACGGCCGCGGGGAGTACCGGCGGGGGTGGATGGGGGTCCGCGTGGGTCCCCGCCGGGTCGCTTGCGGCCTTACGCGGCCGGGTTCGAGTCGTACAGCCGCCAGTTGAACAGCGGATTGACCATGGTCAATTCGCCCATCCAGCCGATGAACTGCGCAATCGCGTCTTTATCGATCGGCATTTGTCCTTCCCCATCAAAGACTTTGTCGAAGTTCCTGTTGGGGTGGTAGCGCAGCCGGAGCGAGTCGGTGTTGATGCCGAAGGTCGTGTTTGCCGGCATGTTACTTCCAATGCCGCCGTCGAGTACAATCTCCGCGCGCTTGCCGCCGCCGATATATTCGAGCGCACTGAAGCCCAATTTACCGAGCGAGGTGTCGCCCTGCTGGCGCTGGATGGCGACGGTTGCGGCGTCGTAGGCGGCGTAGTGCTCGGGGGACATGATCAGGAGGTCGGCGTAGTCGCGGCCGCGCGAGCGGTCGGTCATCACCTTGTTGAGCATGGGCCGGATGGTGGCCGAAGTGACCTGCGTTCCAATCGCGCTGAGCGATATAGATCCCGCACCGCCTGAGGCGTCGTAAGTGCTCGTGCGCCAGATCGTGGCCGTGTTGCGGTCGATGCCGCCGTAGACGCCGGAGGTCGTGACGATCGGAATGGCCGTAGCCAGGCCGGTAATTTGCTTTCCACCGTTCGCCGTCCCGTCGCTGTAGAGCCCCGCGTCCATGGTGTCCTCGAGCGAGCGCTCGGCGGCCGCCATGTAGCTGTCCAGCACGTCCATCAGCTGGCTGTCGCCCTCGTTGTTCAAAATCTCCTGCATTGACAGGATGATCGGGACTACAACCATTTTTGGATCATACACGGCATCGTTGAATAGATCGATTGCTGGGTTCAACAATTGATCGTATCCAGAATACCACTGTGCAACCTGTTTTCCAACCTGTAGTGTCTCTCTGATGCGAGGACCACTATAAGTTTTCCAGGCGCCTTTGCGTCGGAGGACTGCAAGCAACGCGTTATTGTTGGAGACGAGATCTTGGTAGCTGCTCGACCGCTCCTCGACGGCCATAGAGAGGATCTGTTGGTACTGGGTGGCACTCGTCACATTCGGCATCGTGGCTCCCCCGTGGGGCTATGGGTTTACGTCATAGGCCACCCTTCACATGGCTGAGCGCGTGCTCCAGGGCGTCCCTGCGAGATACCGGCTTGCCATTGCGCGCGGCCCCGTTCGGGGCGCCACTCGGGCCGCCGGAAATACTTTTGTCTGGGGCGCGGGTCTGAGCCGCCGTCGTGCCGGTGCGCGTCTGAGGCGCCGTCGTCCCCGCCAGGAGTTGTGCCCGGCGGTAGGCTGTGTCCAAGTCGAAGCCCAATTGGACTTCGCTGTGGATCAGAGGTCCCAGTCTATCAAAGTCGGGGTGACGGTCAGCGTACTGATCAACGGCACCGCGCTTGATCTGGAAGTGAGCCGCATACTGCATCCGCCTATTTTCATTTTCAAGGGCCTCGATGCGCTGCTGTTGCTGCTGAAGCTGAAGCTGGTGCGCGGTGGCGGCATTGCGCTGGCTGATCAGCTGCTTTTGCTCGGGCGAGCGGGAGAGGTAGTCGTAGCAGATGTCCGCGAAGGTGATCTTCTGTCCGTCGGGCGTGTGCAGGTTCAAATTGTGCGCGATCACCTCGAAGCCGCCGTGCGGGTCGGTGCGCAGCTTCTCCTCGATGCCGACGTGGTTCTCGAGCACGCGCGCCAGGTTGGTGCCCTGCTCGTGCGCCATCTTCACGTAAGGCGCGATCGACTGCATGTAGTCATGCGCGCCCTTGTACTTGCGGAAGGCCTGGTCGACCTCGCGGTACATGCGGTGCGCGTCGGCGCGCACTTCGTCGGGCACCTTGTCCCACATCGCCGCCGCGCGCGGCGTCATGCGTGGGAGCGGGTGGTGGTGCGCGGGGGAGCCGGGCGGGGGGACGTAGGGCGAGGCGACAGGTTGCGTACCGGGCCTGGCCGCTTCCTGCCGCCCCGCCTCCACGCCGGCGGGCTGCGGGCCTTCCGGCGTAGCCTTGGGAGCGAACCGGCCGCGGTCGCGCGGCTGATCGCTCGGTCGCTTTTTCAGGGAGAACTGCTCGTCGGGGGTGTCCTCGGGCGGGTGATTGTCCCCCTTCTTGGCCTCGCGCGCGGGGGTCGGGTGCTCGGTCTTGTGCTTGGCGAAGGCGCGCTCGATCCCCTCGCGCCGGCTCTCGGGCCGTCCGTGCGGCTTCTCGCCGGGCTGGACCGGGACGGGCGGCGCCTGCGGCCCGATCGGGGCCGGTGTCGACGTCGGGTTCTGATTGACCGGAACTTCCGTTACGGCGGGCGCTGCGGCGGGCGCAGCCGCGGGCGCGGGCGCACTGGGCGCGATGGCGACGTCAGACATTTAAACTTCTCCCGAAATTGCGGTCAGTCTGACCGCACTCTGTACCCGGCCCGGTACTTCTCGGCGGCAACCTTGAGCGCCGCCTTGCGGCGGGCCCGAGCCTCCGGCGCTGAACTCGGTCGTGTCTTCGGCTTCAGTACTTCGGTCCCGACCTCGGTCAGGCCGAGCGCGCGCCCGGTGGCGCGGAAGGCGGCCTTGGACGTGTAGAACCGCCCGTCGACCTGCTCGGTCGGCGGCATCTCGTCCTTGATTACGTAGGGCCGCGGCAGGTCGCTGCGGGCCGCGGGCGTCCGCCCGCGGTCGACAACGAACCTGCCGGGCTCGATCTCGATGAACTGCGTCCTCATGCGGGCCACCCCGCCGTGACACCCGCCGGCACCGCGCCGACGAAAGCAGACGCACCAAAATTCATGGTCACCGCATCATTGGCTGTGGTGCCTGTTGAAGCCAACACGTAGAGGCCGCCACTCAAGGCACTGATGCTCAGGCCACCAATTCCGGTCGCGGGGTCGGCAGTTCCGCTGTTATTCCAGTTGCCTACCGGGGCCACCCGGAACCAGATCAACCGCGCAGTCGTGTCGACCACAACTCCAAGGACATCATTAACGGCACGAGTGCCGAGAGATACACCTGTATTAACGTTATTTACAAATATAACGCCTAATCTCGTAATCGAGGCGGCTCCGGTAGTATTACCGTTTATAGTCGCCAAGGCCGCCGCAGCCGTGCAAACACCAAGAGCCTGGCTGTTGTTGATAATAGCCGTCAATTTGCCTTCAAAATAATTTTTGCCTGCGCTGATTGCCTTGCTGCCTCGCGCGCCGCCCGTTCCTACCTTGCCTGTTACTGTAAGATTGCCGTTGCTCAGTAGGACGTTGACAATGTCAGCAGGGTTGAACGTGTCATAAACAACCGGCGGCACCGTCACCCCAATCGTCTCAAACACCACCGGCAGTCCCGGCATGCCGATGACCTTGGTCACCGGCACGCCGTACTTGTTCGCCGCCTCCGTCACGGGCGTGCCAAAGGCGGCCTCCACGACAGGCATGCCGCCCGACGCGACTGTGACGACTGGCAAGCCCATCTATTTCCCCGCCGTCGCCGCCTTGACGGCCCACATGGCCGCCTCCTCGGCGCGGGTCTGCGCCAGCTCGATCCAGCGCAGCACCTCTTTGACGTCGCTGTAGGCGTGCGCGTCGCGCTTCAACTCCTCACAGGCGTCGATGAACTTCGCCGCCTGCTGCTTCAAGAGGTCCACCGCCGATGAGGCGGAGGGGTTGAAAGTCGCGCGCACCCGGCTCGCGCCGAGCGTCTGGGTTCCGTTGCTGGTCATCGTTTTCCCTTCTGCTTGCCCTTCTGCCGCTTGTGGGCGGGCTCGCTCTTCTTCGGCTTCGGCTTCTGCTTCTCGCGCGCCTGCGTGCCGCGCCCCGCCGCCGCGATCTCGAAGGTGAGCACGTCGGAGAGGTCGTCCCCGCGCTGTACCTCGACATCATAAGTGCCCGGCGCCGGCGCGATCGGCACGTCGGCCTCCAGGGTCGACGTGGTGAGGAACGTGGTCGGCATCTCCTCGTCGTCGAACAGCACCACACAGCTCGGCGTGAAGTTCTCGCCAGTCAGCGTGATCTTGGTGCTGGTGATCTCCTCGGGCTGCACCGGGATCACGTCGGGGTCGATCGAAGTCAGCACCAGGGGCGGCAATTCGGCCCCCTCCGGGACCTGGTTCGGGCCGTCCTCGCCGGTGAACACGCGCGAGCCGGGCGGCTCGTTGATGCTCTGAAGGCGATCAGGAGCCCCCAGGTCGCCCGCCGTCGGCTCCAGCGTGGCTGCCGGCGGCGGAGCTTCTCCGGCCTGGCTCTCCATGCCGAGGGACTTGGGGTCGACGATGCCGCCCGGGTTAAGCGCGCGGTGGAGCGGGTCCCCGACCTTCTCCGCGGGCACGCTCGGGATCGCCGGGTTGACGTTGTCGCGGGTGAGCTGTCCCGGGCGCCGCGTCTGGTCGAGCTTGTCCTCGGGCTTGGTGCGCTCGATGTAGTCGAACGGCTTCTCCTCGAGCAGGCGATCGCGATCCTGCCCTTCCGCCCGCTGCACCGGGCGCTGGTCGCGCTCGCGGCTCTTCTCGTGCTCTTGCTCCGCCTCGCGCGCTTGCTGCGCGCGCTGCTTGTCGTTGCGGCCGTCGTCGTACGTGCGTGGCGTGGTCATGTGAACACCCAGTTGGTTGGCGCGGTCTGTGCAGTGCCAACGCCGTTGTCCACCGTGATCGCGCGGTTGCCGGCGGTCGCCTTCTTGGGGGCGTTGGTGACCGTCAACGAAGTCGCCGACACATAGTTTGTCGTCTGTAGCACGCCGTCGACATAAACCCGGCTGGCGCGGGTGTAGCCGGTGCCGGTGACGGTCAACAGCGTGGTGCCGGCGCCCGAGACGCCGCCGGCCGAGACGCTGGTGATGGTCACGGTCCCGCCGCCGAGGAAGGACGGGTGGCTCGCGTTCGGGGTCGAGGTGTAGTTCCCGAGCACCGTTACCGACTGCGTCGGACACTCCGCGCGCGAGCCCGGCGCCGTCGATATTACCTCGGTGCCGGCGGCCTCGTGCGCCACCGAGGTCGAGGCCGGCACCGCGCCGTTGGCGGCGCCGGGGTAGGTGCCCTCGGTCCCGCCCGCGGTCGCGCCGGAGCCGGACGCGAGAGCGGCCGTGTTGGCGGCGAACGCGGTGAGCGAGCCCGCGGTCCCGTCGTCGAAGTAGGGCGGCGGCGCGGTGTCGAACTTGGTGTTGTCGTAGTAGTCCGCCATCGTGGTCTTGGTGAAATTGGGCGGGTTCGGCGGCGTTGCGCCGGTGCACGAGAAATTGGTCGGGGGCGTGGGGTTGGGCGGGGTCACGGTCAGTGCGCTTTGGGCCATTGTGCCCTCCTTTTGGGGTTGCTAAGATACGGTATGGACAACCTTGAGCAGACGATAGCCCGGCTGATCGAGCGCAAGGACGCCGCCGAAGAAGGCTCGGCCGAGTGGCGCATGGCCGTCCGACAGCTGCGTGGTCTGCATCACACCTGCGAAGAGGCGGGGCCAATCATTGAAGACCTTGACCCGTTCGCGTGGGGCTGCGTTCACTGGTGATACTCCGATTGATCGGCAATCGAGCCGAACGATTGCTTGGCCGCCGCGCCGGCGCCAACAGACCCCAACAACGCATAGAGCGGGATCTCGCCGCGGATCACGCCGCGACTTAGCACATCCTGTGGCGACATGCCGGTGAGCCGCGACGTGCGTTCGATGCTGTCATTGATCGTCTCTATGAACGGCTTGCCGCGCGTGTACTTTGGATCCTTCATGTTCTTGAAGCCCGACCAGGCGACCGCCTGATACTCCTGCGGCGAGACGCCCATGCGTGCGGCCTCATCAGCGAGAACAGCCTCGTACATGCCGTAGTGTCCGGGCGGCGGCACCGTAACGCCGGGCGTCATGCCCGAGGTCATCTGCTCGTCCATGGTTGCGACGTTCTTATTGCCGGTGAAGTTTTGGCTGAAATTATGCCGCTTCGGGTTGTCCTCGCCGAGCGCCGGCCAGCCGCCCTCGTTATAGAGCTTGTCGAACATCGCCATATTGCTGCCCGCGAAACGCCCACCGATCGGATACGGGTACTGATGCGAAGCCTCGGGCAGCGGCAGATTGTTGGTGCGTAAATAGTTTCCATATGCCGCCATCAGCCAGTTGGTGCGCGGATCGGCACCGCCGGTGGTCGCCGCCATCGATGTCGCGATGCGGTTCTGGAACTGCTTGCGCCCTTCCTCCGGCCCCAGCTCGTCGACAAACGCCTTTTCGAGCTGACCCATCGCGTACCAATTGTCGGCATTGGGGATCGTGGTGCCGCGCTCGTAGGCGGCGCGCAATCGCTCGCGCGAGGCCTCGCTGCCGATCTTTTCCATATGCTTGTCGATCGTCTCCTGCTTCGCCGGGACGATGCCAAGCGTGTCGGTGTTGGCGGGGTAATTGCTCGGGTCTACGTGGTAACGCTGCGCCGGGTCGAACATCGGCGTATAGCCGTTCTTCGCCATAGCCTTGCTGATCTTCTCGCGCTCTTTGAGAAACGCGGTCGTCTCCGGCGTCGCCGCCTTTTCAAAATAGGCCTTCTGTTTCTCGGGATCAAAGGCCGGCGCCGGCGGCCCCACCGGCGGGTATTGCTCGGCATACTGCGGAAACTTGGCCTCGGGCGGCGGCATGTTGCCGCCGATCGTGGCGCGCGGATTGGCGTCGATCGGCGCGGCCTCGGTCGTATAAGTCGGTCGCGGAGCGCGCTTACGGCCGCCTGCGAACAGCTCTCCGCCGCGCATCTCAACCTGCGTCAACGGCCCGAACGGGTTCTTGACCGGCGTTAGCGCCCAACCGAGCTGCGCCACACCCTCGCCGACGCGGTTCTGCGCGGCGGCATCGGCCTCGGTAATCGGTCCCTCGCCGCCAACGCGCGCTGACGAAGCGTCCACCAGTGTGCCGACCGGCGAGGTTAGACCCTGCGCGCCGCGCAGGAAGCCGCTCGATATTTGCTGCGCAGTCGACCCCAGCTCGCCCGCGTCGGAGCGCGCAACGCCGCGCGCCAGGCGCGCCGCCGCGGCCTCGCGCGCCCAGCGCGCCTCGTCCTCGGGCACATTGGGTGGGAAGGTTCCGCTCGGGTCATAGCCGTCGAGGCGGGCGAAGTCGCCGAATGCCATCACCGCCTCCGCATCATGATGCTGCCTAGCCCCTGCATGGGCATGTTGTAGCGCGCCTGATTGGTGAACTGCCCGAGCCGCGACTGATAGCGCGAGGCCTGCGGCGGCGCGATCATCGGCGGCGCTTTAGTCGAGAAGATCTTGTCGATGTCCTCCGGCGCCCAGGGCTCCGGTGCCTTGCCGGGCACGCCCGGCACCGGCGGCGTAAACGGCCGGTAGCCAGTGATGCGCGGGTCGTCGGGCAGGCCGAGGCCCTCCGCCAGCGCGTCGCGCACGGCCGGGCTCTGCTGGTCGAGAAACTCCTGCGCCGGCGTGGTCTTTAGGACGTCGTCGAGAATGCCCATCACTGCGCCCCCTGGTGCAGCATCACCAATACGCCGCACACCATCGCGAGCGCGATCAGCACGATGATGGCGGCGCGCTGGGTCATCACGGCTGCGGCCTCACAAGGTAACTCCACCACACGCGCCCGTGGCGCTCCCACAGCCAGATCACGATCGGCTCGTGCATCGCGCGGCAGTACGTCATCATAGCGATTGACCCCGCGGCGGCTGCATCAGCTTGAATTGCTGCGCGGCGCGCTGGTCATTGGAGCGCTGCTCCTGCTGCACGCGCTGATCCTGCGCGCGCTGCGCGTCGGCGGCGTGCTTGGCCTGTAGCGCGGCGATCTTCATGTTGTTTTGCTCGGCGTCGGCGCGCCGCTTCTCGGCCATCTCGATCATCTCTTGCTGGTGCTCCTCGCGGCTGTGGATCAGCTTGAGGTTATCCTGCTGCGCCTTGCCGCGCTCGACGCCCTGGCGCGCGTTCAGCTCGGCGAGCTTGATCTTCTCGTTGGAGGCGACCTTCATTTTCTCGTGGTTGTCGCGCATCTGCATCTCTTGCTGCTTCAATTGCGCGTCGGTCTGGTCGCGCGCCTTCACGGCGTCGGTCTTCATCTGCTCTATCTGGATCGCCGTCTTGTTCTGCGCGGTGACCGGGTCGTCGCCCTTCGGCTTGTCCTGCTCCTGCTTCATCAGCTCAATCAAGTTGTCGAGCGCGCCGTCGAGCGAGCGGCCGGCGCGGTAGGGCGCCATCGCGAACTTGAGCAGTTCGCCGGCTACTTCCGAACTCTCCGGCGTGTTGGTGACCATCTGCCCGACCTGTTGCAGCATCGGCGTGAGCACGGCCATGAACTCGGCGCGCCTCTCCTTCTCGCCGTTCTCGTCGATCATCACGGTCGAGTCGGTCTCGATGTCCAAGGTGAAGGCCTTGGCGCGGTTATCCTTGAGGAAGCGCATCACCTGCTCGATCGTCGGCGCCTCGTTGATCTTCTGCAACGCGGCCTGGCCGCTCTTCATGGCGCGCTCGAACTCCTGGGTGGCCTGCTGCACGGCCTGCGGGTTGCTCTGCTGCGCCTGCGCGAAGCGCGGGTCGGCCTGCGCCTGCTGCCACTGCTGCTGCTGCTGCATCAGCTCCTGGTGCAATTGCTGGATCTGCTGCTGCTGCATCGCCTGCGTCGGCAATTGTGTCTGGCTCATCTCGATCAGCGTCGTGGGATTAAATACATCGGTCATGATGTCGGACGAAATCACCACCAGGTCGCGCGCCACGCGCACCAGCGCCTGCTGCTTGTCCTTGATCCGCGTCGAGCCGAACTGGGTCTTGAGTTCCTGCGCGCCGAGCGTCTCGCGCGCGTCGGTAGACCCGCGCATGATGTCGGCGAGGCCGGTGATCTGGTAGATGTCGTCGATCGTCTGCTTGCGCGTCGTGATCAGCTGCGTGATCACCGCCGCGATGACCTCGATGGGCATCCAAATGATGGTCTCTTTCGAGCCGCCGAAGGCGGCCCAATTACTGATCGGCACCATCACCGCGCCCGGCGTCGAGATCTTGATCGCGGTCTCGATCGCCTCGGCCAACTCGCCGCCGCCGCCCGGGTAAAAACCTTTCACGGTGAGCGCGGACGAGAGCGCGTGAATGCGCCCGGTGAGGTCGTTGATTTCGTCGAGCTGGTCCTCGTACTGCAACACCTCGGGGACCGGGATCAGTGAGCCCGGCTGCACCGTGCCGTAGGCCGGGCACGGGCACGGGAAGAAGTTTTGCAGCTCCAGGTGCGGCTCGTCCTCGTCGAGAATGTCCTC